AAGGGTTCTAATGGCAGCTGCGCCATCCTTGACTAAATCTGTATCGTCTGGAGTCTCCCAGTTGTAATTTGTTGTATTAGCCATTTAGCTTATAACTCCTATCGCGTCTTGCCATTCTAGCGTATTAAGAACACTATTCCAGCTTTCAGCGGCATTGACTTGAGCCCATTGTTGGGCAAAAGCCGAAAACTCTGTTGGGGTAGCCAGGAAGGTAATTGAGAGGCCCGAGACCGAAGCGCTGAAAGTCCAGCCCTCGACAAAGCCAGTAAATTCGCCACCTAGAATATTAAGGGGCAAGTTGGTAATTCTGACTGGCTGACCCATAAAAATATTAAGCAAGGCATCTCGGTCGGCGTTATCAATCTCTGGGGATTGCAACGCAAATGTAATCGATTGGAAGGTGCTTCTAGGCCAAGCGCGAAGCTGAATCAGGCGATCTGCTACATCCTCGACATCCGCTGCACTTTTCAAATAGCTATTGAATTGCTCGGCAAATAACCCATATTCGGCTTGAGAGTCTAAATCTTGAGCCGTATAGGAGCTATTGAAATTGTTGCCATAGTCCATAATTATTTTATTGCTCAAATCGCCTTGACGCTGGATTATGCCAATGCCAGAAGCGATGGCGTGAGAAGCGTCTAAGTCTGTGTAGCCGTTGGCTATTAAATAATCTTGGCGATGGCTGGCATCCGCGTAGTTAATATTGCCATTAGCATCTTCATACATATAACCAAGGGCCGAGCTAGCAATGTCGTTAATAATTGGGTAAATGATGCTATCGGTAATCTGACGGCTGACCATCGTATATTCGCCAGCATCAATTGTTCCAAAGCCAATATTGCCAGCTTCTGCCCAAGTTTCTGTAGCATTGTAAGTTGCCCAAGTTTCAGCTGGTGGCAATTCATTCCAACTCGAAAGCAATAGTTCATCTAGTAAGTCGGTGATCTGCGCGCCGTCTAAACCTTCAGCTAAGTTGCCATTAAATATTGCTCTCTGCGTTCTAGCCAAAGCTCCAATGGCCGTAATTCTAAGGCTAGTAATTACCGCGCTAGATCCTGCGCTTCTGACTATTTGTCTTAAGTCTGAAATGCGACCGCCAAAGATAGAAACATAAGCGCCAGTCGTATCTTTGACTTCAATAGTTACTGAGGTGTTAATACTAAAATCATAATTAGTGCCATCGGTATTTATTACTTCTAGCGAGCAATACCCTGCTGGAGTAGGTGAGTTAATATCCTGACGGCCAGATGTAATAGTTAAATTGCTTAAAGTAACCGAGGTTAATTCGCTGCCATTGACCAGAATCTTCCAATCGGGAGTCCAAAGGGTCATAGAATTTGTGCCGAAGTCCTAAAATCGCCAGCGCCAGTAGTTCCGCGATTAGTAGAGTTATTAAGTGCCAAAATAACTGCTCGACTAAAACCTTCTTCATCAATTACCGATGGGGCATTTACATTAATTACGACATTGCCGCGCTGATTGGCTGCAACTGTTCCAGCAACATTAAATCCAGATGGAATTGCATTACCGCTTGGATTCAAGCCAGATGGGAAACTAGGCATTGTCCCTGTAACAACTGGAGCAATAATTTTACCGCCACCAATGCCATCGCCACTAGAACCGCCACCAGTAGAAACTCCACCGCTAACTACTGGGGTCCCAGCAGTAAAGCCTGATGGAAGGCTAGAGGATGAAACTGTATTACTGCCCGTTCCTGCTGCTGCATTAGCTTGATTATCAAATAACTTAGTCGCAGCAATAATTGCGCCAACTACTGCTGCACCAGTTGCTAGACCAGCCAACGGATTCAAAGCAAATCGAGATGCAATGGCAGCGGCTACGGCACTATTTCTCAAAGCGACATAAGCAGCGACTAGCCCTTGAATTAGAAGAATAGTGGCTTGGACTCCAGCTGCTATCTTACTTACTACGAATACTGTCGCTAATACTCCAGCGACTAGAAAGAGCTCATCCTTTAAATCAATAACCGTATTGATAAAGCCTCTTACCTTCTTACCCCATTCAACTGCCGTCTTTTGAGTATCAGTTAGTGATTCATCAAGCCCACCGCTCCCAGTTAAGCCTGAAATAAATGCTTCAAGTGCTGGTATAAAATCCCTTAATATCCAAGCGGTCAATTCTTGGACAACTGGAAGTAAAGCTGCGCCGATAGATTCCTTGGCTTCATCAAGAGCAATCTTGACGCGCTCCATCTGCTTAGTTGTTGTCTCTGCTTCATTCTCGGCAAATTGACCAAATGTCGCAGTTAGTTGATTAAAAGTTTCGTCAAAGGTTTGTGAGGCCAAATCAGTTTTATCTATGCCTAAGCCCAATTTACCAAGCGCTGTGGTGTTGCCATCATAAGCTCTGCCAAGGGCATTAGTAACTGTCTCTAACGGCTTACCCGTTGCTGCACTTAAATCTAGTGCTAAATTTAGCAACTTCTGGGCTTCTTCAACATCCTGCGTAGATCTAACTAAGCGAGTAAATGCTGGACGCAACCCGTCATCAGCAACACCAATAGCGATAGAAGTCTGCTTTATGTATTCTTCAACGCCTTCAATCTGTTTAGCAGTTGCCCCAGTAGTTGCTTCAATAGTTGCAGCTAACCGCTTCTGGGCTGTCTCATCCTCGGCTGCTGCTTTAACGGCACTAACGGCAAATGCGCCAATAGCTGCTCCAGCAGCGGCAAATGCCAAGGCTGCTTTCTTGCCAAATTCAGCTGCGCGCTCGCCAATAGAATCAATGTCTTTAGATCCATTTGCTAGCTTCTTTTGAAAGTCAGCCGTATCTGCTAGAAGCTTGAGCGTTAAAGCTCTTGAATCAGATGCCACCGATGCCCCACTTATCTAATATTTTATTAAATGCTCTAGTCCATTGTGCCACAATATTTTTCTGCTCTTGGCGTAGCGTTGGATAAATAAACCATCCGCGAGAGCCGCGCCCTTGTCTGCCAGAGTAAGCAGGAAATTGTTTAAACTTATTAGAACCGAATTCGAAGCCAGCCCATAGCATTTGAGTATTAGCTCCACCGCTAAATCTTTGACTAGCAAAGCCATATTTAATTTCGCCAGTAGTGCTGGTCTTAGATACTTTAGATCCGCTAACAATTCGGTTGATAGCTTGTTGCCCTTTAACCCGAGTAGAAGCTTTGGCAGCAATTTGTTGCTGAAGATAAGTAGCAAGGTTATTAGAAACTTGGCGAGACTCGGCTTTGGCTTCATCGCCTAGCAAGGAGAAGGCTTTATAGACTTGCCGAAGCTCTGTCCGGTCAAATGCTGAGACTTCTTCAGCCATTGCTATCCCTCTCCTTTATCAGCTCGACTGCCGTTGCTACATCGTCCCAATCATCCCAATACTGCATCGGGATACCAGTCCTAAGAGCAACTATTACTAATAGCCGCCTTACGCTATCGGGCTGATGGCTTTTGGGTCATCGTTGCCTGTCTTAATGTCGGCAACTGTTTCCATCCATATTTCAAAGCTCTTTACTTGCTTACCAGCGTTCTCGCGCTTATAAGCGTTATAGGCCAAGAACATTAAGTCCCATATTCCTATATTTTCTTGAGCCTTGGTAATAGTGTGTCCAGTTGCCTTTTCCCACTTAGCCCATTCTGGCGGTTGTGCAATATAAGTTGCTGACTCGCCAGAATTATATTCAATTGTAATTGATAATTTCATAGCTCCCGATGCTCCGATCTATTAGGCAAAGTTCTCTGATGGTGTTCCAACGACTGTCATCGTCCAAGTATCAGTTAGCGCTCCTGGTGCTGCGCCGCCTGCTGTTGGGAAGATTGGCAAGACATTGAAAGTAAATACTGCGCCAGTTATGGCTGTGAATGAAACTGCTAGTGTGGTGTTAGGTGCTGTTTCTGCATCTGTCCACATTGCTTCGAATAGAGAGCTTGCAACTCCCCAATCTTGTAGCAATTCAATTGTGAATGTCCATTGCTTATCAACGGACTTATAGGCGCGACCATCAAGAGTCTGATAGGTCTCGATGATTGTGTCGCAGCTTAAGACTGCGCTTGTTGCTTGGGCATCGTAGTTAGCGCTATCAAGTGTGAAGGTAACATCGCGCCCAGTTATTACTGTTGTTGGCATTTGGGTCTCCTATGCGGTTTGCTCGTAGCGGACGCTCAAGCGTATGTCTGCAACCAATAAATTGGTTGTTCCTACTGTTGTTACTGACGGCCTATCGACTGTCGATAACTCATACTTGGAAGCATTTAGCGCTCCAAGAATACTAATAATTAATTGCTCTAAATTGTCTAGTGATGCGGCGTTGCTGAAATACGCAACGCAAGCAGTGATTGTATAATTTAATTTAACTCGAGTTGTTGTTTTACCTAAGACTTCAAGCTCCATATAAGGGGCATCTGGGACAACTACAATTGCTGGAACTATTGGCGCTTCTGGAACTGAGTCATAAATATTCGCGGTGCATCCAGCCAAGGCAGTCTTAATAGCGCCTCTAACATCTGTGGCAATCGTTGATGGCATTAGCCGACCATAGTTTCTACATCAAGATAAGGGCCAAGTAAGCCAGTTACTTTGGCGAGTAAATTCTTAGATAGGCGGTAAGGGGTTACTGCAAAATCTACGCCTTCGATTGATCCACCAGCGGCGGTTCTGGACTGGAAGATTTCAACGGAGATAGCCAGAATAGCAGCTTCAGCATTGGGGTTTCCGACATAGGTCGATAATCCAGATAGCGCAGCGTTTCCTGCTGGGATGATATTTTTTTCCAATATGTCTGCATTGGTGA